TTCCTGTTGGGCCAGTAACACCGCTTCCTGTTGGGCCAGTAACACCACTTCCTGTTGGCCCAGTAGATCCTATATTTCCTGTTGGGCCAGTAACACCGCTTCCTGTTGGGCCAGTGACACCACTTCCTGTTGGACCAGTAGATCCTATATTTCCTGTTGGGCCAGTAACACCGCTTCCTGTTGGGCCAGTAGCGCCTGTTTCTCCGTCAAAGCCCGGTGCTCCCTCGAGTCCGGTTGGTCCGGTTACTCCAGTTGCTCCAGTTGCTCCAGTTATTGCGAGCCCAGCATTTCCTGTTGGGCCAGTTGCTCCCAAAGTTCCAGACGGCCCAGTTACTCCTTGTGATCCAGCTGGGCCTGATTTCCCTGTTACGCCGGTTGGACCTATACTCCCCACACTGCCAGTTGGACCGGTTGGACCTACACTCCCCACATTACCTGTTGGACCAGTTGAACCAGCACTACCTATAGGACCAGTCACACCAATTAGACCTTGTGCCCCTGTTTTTCCTGTTGGACCTGTTTGTCCAATGGGCCCAGATGAACCTGTTTTTCCTGTTGGGCCAGTTGGACCAGATCCACCACCTCCTCCACTACCAGTCCCTGTACTACCAGTTGGTCCTGTAGCGCCAGTTGGACCACTTGTCAGATCTACAGCACCAGTTTGACCTGTTAATGTTCCATACATATTAAGAAGAGTATTTACTGACATTGTATCATATGATTGTATTCTTAGTGAACTCGCTGACATTTTATTAAATCAGTGGTTTTTTTTACATGCAACATAATAAAATGGGTATAGCTACAAGTTCGAATGTACAGCTCATGTTGGTCAAAGATAATCAGGAGTTGATCTCATCTATTATTCAACAGAGTCTAAATACAAATAATCAGAGTCAAATCATTGACATTTCAAATATTCACGGTGATGTAACAATAACGGGTATGACACAATCACAATACAGTACATTAAATATGCGGGGAGTGTTTGACGCCAGTACAACAGATAATGCTCAACGCACATTTGCGTCATCAACATCACAATCAGCAAAATCACTTGTAAAAGACCTAAATCTGGGCAGTGCAAGTGCCGCATCAAACCAAGTTATGCAATATATTGAAGTTGCTTCAAAGGTCGCCGCCACAATTCACCAAACATGCGGAAATACATTAACACAATTACAAAACATTTCGATATCAAATATCGACGGAAATGTCTCACTTACACACACTGGACAAGAACAAGTAGCAACATCCCTTGCCACGTGCTTTGGCAAAGTTGTGTCTGAAACGAGTGCTGTTTCTGATTTGGCACTCAAAAATGAGCAGGTTGCGAGTGCTTCATCTATTGGTCTCAATATGTTTACCATCCTAATTTTTATTGTAATCTTTCTGGTGGGCGGCGGTATGCCCCTTTTACTGGGCTATAAAAATTTGGTGATTTTTGGCATTTTGGCAGCGATTGGAATTGGTATCGCGTCGAGTGGATATTATACCTCAAGTCAAGATATGAAGATGACAGTATTTTCACCGACAATTAGAAAATCGTGTACTTCACCAGACGCAATTCCCGCCACTGAACACTATGAGACAATTGAGCAAGTAGGCAAGGCATGTCTTGATAAGGGTTACGCTGCATTTGATTATATTGGATACGAGACCTCAAAGGATGGTCGCTATGTCACTGCGGTAAATGATCCACCCAAAGTTTTGTTCTACAAGAGTATTCCAAAAGATTGCACTGCACCATTTACATCACAAGATCATGTTCAATTGATCCATATTCCAAAGTACGGTTCTGGTAGTGGAGGTCCTAAAATAGACCCAACTGGTAATATCTATGATATTTGGTTAGACACAGACACGAGTGATTGGTACGTGTTTGAAGAAGTATGGCGTTTGCGCGGGCGATTTTCGACATTATTTGACAAGCCAATTGCACCTGCTGCATGGGTGGTGCCAAATGTTACAGTCTCGCCGCAAACCGCCACTGTTTTTGTTGAGCCGACGATCGCGGCAAACCCTGCGCTGTGGCGAGTTCGATTTGCTGACGTGACAAAAATTGCGCCCGGCCCTGGGATGTTTACGATTCAACCAAAATATAATAATGTGAGTGGGTACAAGTATACGAAGTGGAATTTGCCCACAATATTAGGTGGGTTGGCACTTAGTATGGCAGGTATCGGTGGTGGTGTGTATTCACTTGTGCGAACAAACTAACTTTTTTGAGAATATCTATACAAAAAGTAATTTGGTTGTATAGATACTCGATTCATCATGGAATATAAACTTGTTTTTAGAAATAACCAATACGTGTCTATAAATTTTGACACGATGCCACTCTTCAAATCATGGATACAACGGGTACCTCGATTGTGGCGAGCGTGGCAGGCTACTCGTATACCCATTTTTTGCGCACAGATTACAGCTCCGACAGACACTTTATGGTTTGTTTGTCGTCTCACTAACATGAAGCGCCTACGATATTCCTCTCACATTGACTATAATGAACAAACACAAGAGTTGGAATGTAGTCACGGAGATTTTGCGCTCCTATCTGTCATGAAATATTTGGGTTGTGAGCGCTTTTGTGCCAATATTGTAGCTTCATTAAAATGTGCATCGATTCATATAGTCGACGCACTTCCACAGAATTTTGACAGGTGGAAATTAAACTCTGATAATGTCAAATTTGAGATTAAATATGTGTTGCGTGAATGTGCCGAAGAGTATCTCTTGTCAAGTAGAGGACAATATGGTTCATTTAGTAACACAGCGATTGAAATTATTCGTGACGATGAGACGGATGTTTGGCTGGTTATTTTTCGCTCGCAAAATGCACCCACATGTTTTTGGGCACTATCGAGTGTATCTCACTTTAAACTCGCGGTACGAATACATCCTTCTCTTGAAGGGTTTGATACACGCTTTTGTAATCTATTTGCGCCGATTCGTGTACAAGTAATATTTGATTCGACTCAGCCACGCGATCATGTAGCAATAAAATGGAGTGTTGACGCGGAGGATATTGAGATGTATATTGTTGAACCAGACAAATATGTCGATACTGCCAAACTATTAGTTTATTTTTGTGGTATTACAGACTCACTGATTCTGTCTAGAATTAATCAGGCATGTAATGAGCAAAATAACCAAGATACTGCCGAGTATTGGCAAGATTTGATTGCCACTTGTGAGCCACGCCCTACGTGTTGGAAGTTTGTGTGGCGGAATTGCCTCATTGTTACACACGATAATATTGGTCATGTCAGACGTGGTGAGGCGTCCTATGTTTGAGTAATTTTGCACAATTTGACAAATATTTGTGGGACATGTTGGTCGTACAAGTGTTGACGGTACATGAAATAGTGTTGGGTTTGCACAGGGAAGATACCAACAAGAATCAACCACTGGATATCTTGGCTTTGCATTAATATATGCGTGATTACTACTTCGCACTATACACGCGCATTCACTCAATTCAGGGTGATTTTCACAAATTAGTCCCATGAGTGTGTCTTGCTGTATTACACTAAGATTAGAGTACCAGGAACGTAGTGTGTCTCCAATTTCGCCGCGCGATTTGAGTAACGTGTGTTGAGCATTTGAGGCGAGTTGAAGTGCAAGCATCGACATCAAATGATGAGTCACTGTGGGTGGATATTTGTCAGAGAATGCGTGTAATTGCCGCGCAGATGTAAACTCTGGTAAAAAGTAGGTACACCAACTTGTCCCTCGCGGTACCCATTCCGCTACAAAATTTTCGCCCGGATCACTAGTCAGGGTGCATTCTTTGACAAGATGAGAATAGTCCCATATTATCTTGCCGACAGCAACTCGTATTTTTGCCACGCGCGCCGATTCATATTGTGTGATGGCCTCATCGAGTGTAGATGATTTGCGGTGGAGTGGATTCTTGGGCAGTACCGGCCCGCGCCGGGGACACGTTTTGTGACACAAAATCCCACTTGGCCCGGCTGTTTGGTATGTTGCTTCAGTTGAGGCGTCTGGAAATGGCCGCGCAACTCCATTTACAATAATATATCTAGTTGTGCACGGTTCCTGATCATCACTACACTTGTTCTTCATTTTATTCTCCCCAACTAAATAAAAATGTCACTCTTGATCCTAAATAAACTTGACCAGTTGAGAGCGCATACTCGAGGCGATCCTCGTCTTGTCGACGCCACTGGTAACACTATTCTCTTGGATGGCGCGCCAAAAATCTCGAAAGAATATGGTGTGGCTACACCAACAACATACAAATCTTATGGTGACTTGATACAAGGAGACATTGTCTACTATCTCGATCCTACAATTGACACGCCATACCCAAAATCTGTGTATGGTAGTAATATATTTGTGAAATATGTCGACTCACAGTTGACGCCACTGAGTGGTAGACTTATTCCACAAGGGATTGTATTGCCCGACAAGGATATTGCATCACTCGATTTGCGCAGAGAGGCAGAGTTTCGCGCCGATATTATGAGTAGGCAACAGACTAGTCGAAATAGAACTAAACCACTAATACTCACGCCAATTCTCGAATAGTATATTTATTTTGAACACACGCAACTCATCTAAATAGAATGGAAGACTTTGAAAAATTTGATTTGGACAAACTTGGACCAGATCCAACAAATTATTGGCTCAAATCAAAGCCCAGTAAGATTTTGCTCATTGGTAAACCCAAATCTGGCAAATCCTTTATGATCAAGGCCATTCTCTATAATATGCGCCACAAGATTAATCAGGGAATAATAATAAGTGGGACTGATGATGCGGCACGACTCTACTCTGACTATATGCGCACATTGACAAGTCAGGATGGTAGTGGTGGAGCAACAAGTGAGGACACGGAGGCGCTCTCTGATCATTTTCCACAACAATTTATCTATGACAAGTATAATGAAGAGCCGATTCGAAATCTGATTGCACATCAAAAACTATTGTTGCGGAATCAGGTAAAAAATCCATGGTCAATTCTAATTATTGATGACAATAATTTTAACCGAAAACTCTTTACCACCCCACTTCAACAAGAATTGTTCAAGAATGCACGACATTGGTATATTTTGTATGTCTTGTCGCTCCACAATGCAAAGGATGTGCCACCATCAGTTAGAAGTTCAGCAGACGGTGTGTTTTTGTTTCGTGAACACAATGTGCCCGCGCGCAAAACAATATACGAAAATTTTGGAGGAGTCGTGCCCACGTATAAACAGTTTGGTGATTTACTTGATTCATTTACCTATGACAATGGAACTATGTGGATTGATAATATGAAGTCGACAAATGATTGGCAAGATTGTATCTGCTATTTTAAAGCCAGAGCGTCTGCTGTCCGTGAATGGATGTTTGGTGCGCCGGGATTTTATGCCCACGCGGCCGCTCGAATTAAAGACAAACTTTAGTAAAAAATAAACAATGCAGGTGCAAAAATTTAGACAGGTATTACAAGAATTGATCACCTTGGTAAAAAGTGAACCTAGTATTCTAACCGAATATAGTACAGACTTGTTCTTTATTTCGTCAATTGTGAACTATATGGTGAGTGACGAAACTCTCTCAATGTATATGAAATTTATCGCCGCGGATGCCTCAAAACTCGGCGAGCATGATCTTGACTACTTTGCAAATAACGAGGCACTATGCCACTGGTTGGAACAAGTGTTGGGTCATGATAAGACTGAACGAGTAATAAAAGTAACTCTATGTACACAGTCCCCTGTATTTACACAACAACTATGGACGTGTATAGACGAGATGGTCAATCTGTCTTGCTCAAATTAATTTCACTCGTTGTGTCTCAAAATTTATAAGAAAATATACGCAATATGGGTATAAAAGGAAATTTTTATAAATTTTTGTCTGCAAATGCAGGAGGAGGTATTTCAAGAGTCGCAATTACACAAGAGAGGTTTCCATCTATTGCAGTTGATTTGCCGATCTATTTGAACAAATACAAGGCAATATATGGATCTGCGTGGCGCGAAAATTTTGGCAGATTTTTGGACTTTTTTGTTAACCGGGAGATTGCACTGTGGTGTGTGTTTGATGGAAAATCACCGATTGAAAAACGATCTGAATGTGAGCGGCGGCAAAAAAATCGCGCGCGCAACTATGAAACAGTACAGCGGACTGAGGCCGCACTCAAAGAATATACACAGAGTGGTGTTGCAAATCCACACTTGATTGAATTGAACAAGCGATTTATTCCCTCTTTTTTGACGCATGAGGAAATTTGTGTCTCACAAATCACACGTTATATTGACAAGATGAAGAGTCACATGTACAAATTGGAACCAGATGACTATGAGTGGGCAGCAAATGCCATTGCAATACGTGGTCTAACTTCACTCACTGCACTCGAGGAAGCCGAGAAGATGTGCGCACGCTTGTGTAAAAACGGGACATGCATTGCGGCGATGAGTGATGATTCTGATCTTTTTGCATACATGTGTCCCACAATAATAACAAAGATTGATGTATCCTCGGCTACGTGCCAAGTGATTGACATGACTAGAGTACTCAATGACCTTTGCCTTTCGCGCGAGCAATTTTTGGACCTTTGTATAATGTGTGGTACGGATTACAATAACAACTGCCCTGGTATTGCTACTATTCGTGCCTATCAGTACATTACAAAATACACGAGTATAGAAGATTTTGCGCGCGAAACCAACACTGATGTCACTGTTTTAAACTATTCGCGGGTGCGTCAATTATTTACACTTTAATTTTTGACAAGATGAACATGTCCTCTACATTGTATCATATTGTCAAAAATTTAGGGCTATTTTTATGCGTTGGGTGTGCGTTGCATAACATTATTTTTGTAAGCCTCACAATAATTTAAATAACAAACTCTATTGGGATTTTTGGGGAGCTGTGGTGCCGACTGGGATGGTGTCTGGCTATTTTCTTGTTTCGTGGTCGCATTCGCCGCAGAGTTCTCTGTATTGTCGCCATTTTTGAGTATCTTTGCGGCGGCGAGCTCCAAAAAGCTTCTCAATGACTGTACATCAGTGGGTCCTTGATATCTTTCAATCGGCCATCCATAATTATACAACATAACATAGGGTACTTGATCAATAGGTGTGGTAGTTTCGAGTGATTGTTGCATGACACTCTTGATATTCTCTGCATTTGCCACTGCATACTTGATATCGCCGTGTAATTGATGTGGCAATTGATGAAAGAATGGTGTAAAGGTCTTGCAATACGGACAAGAGCTCGTAAAGTAATAAACCAAGACGAGACGCGGCAAATCTTTTAGGGTGAGTACGCGATTTTTGCCAGTGTCTTTGATTTCAAAGTTGCGTTTTTCCAAATAATAGATTGACATGACTACTTTATTGCGAGCACAAATATTAAAGCAATGACAAAAACTTGTCCAATTCAGCACCGAGATCAAACTGTGATGTAGTGATGGGTGCCTGAGTAGTACATCCACATCCAACCTCTTCCTCAATATCCATTTCATCAGGCGCCGATATTTTGCTTGTATAGTCCAATACAATGGGGGCTGGGGTCGCCGGCGCAAATCGCGTCTTTTCAAGTGTACGACTTCGTGATTTAAACTTGTCTTGGAGAACTTGGATTTGAGTGACAAGTGATTGGCTTTGCGCCGATATTCCTCCACGCAGTAACTGGCGATTATGTGGCGATTCGGCTATAAGTTGTGGTACAATCTTGTCAAAGTCAGGCGCAGTTTGTATTACTTTGTCAAGTGATATCGTATTCAAGGGCACTCCACTTTGTACCAAGACGAGAAGAGTGGCAACAATTTGACATGTTTGTGCAATATTTTGTCCAGTTGTTGTGAGCATTTCCCACAAATTGTCAATTATTGAAGGATAGTCTAGACTGCGCAATTCTCTTTTGATCACATATTCAACATCCTCACGTACAGTCCGATCAGTGATTTGTTTATCACTCAATACTGTTTGTACTCTTTGTTTGACATGTGGAATTGCATCTTTTACATTAAACTGGTTTGTGTTACGTACATTCATAAAGAGCAGTTTTTGGGGTTGCGCCGGTTCCGTGGACTGCTCGTCCTCACTAATTTCGTCCTCATCTTGCGGGTCTTCGTCTGATGTTATATTCACATTTTTTTCCAAATAATCGTCAAAAAAATCGTCAAACTTGCGTGTTGGTGGTGTTGCCAAAAATGCGGTTATAAAAGTTGAAAGTTGTGTATCATCAAAGGTTATCATCTTCAAAACCCTACCATTATATTTTACAGAAGGCTCTGTCGCTATTGCGGTGCGCAGACGATGCCATCGCACAGTTGGAACTAGGCTGGTATCCTGAGCAAACCCAGTCAGAAAGATCCGTAATGGTTCTAGTTGTTTAGGTTTTTGCGCGGCCGATTTTCGGGGTGCGCGCGCTGTTGTTTTGGGTTTAGTGAGCGTTTTGCTCATTTTGATCAACTCACGACTCATACTGTTTTATTAGAATGCCATATTTTCTCAAACATGTTTCAATTATTTACTAGTTATCTGGAATATGTGGTGTGTGTGTGTGAGACATGTGTTATCGTGTCGCGATCACTGATCGATAGTTTTATATCTCTATATTTGTCAGAGTAAGAATTGTGTGGCATGTGTGGCATGTGTG